AGCTGGACATGGAAGATGGTCTGCCCACCGACGCGGCAACGCTCGGCGCGGCCATCAAGTTCTTGAAGGACAACAACGTGTCCGCGGACCCCGCCGACGCCGATGACCTGTCTGCCCTGCGCAAGAAATTGCAGGAGCAGGCAGAGCAGCGTCGCGGTAATCGTAACAACGTACTTCAGTTGGCCAACGCCGACCTGAAGGTAATGGAAGGATAACAGTATGGACGTAGCGACCCGATTCGCCCACGCGGCGGTCCTCGCCGAGCAGTACACCGAATTCCGCGACTTCGCGGTGGACGGTATGGCATTCCTTGGTTTCGATACCACGGACATGCAGGAGGACATCGCCGAATACATGCAGAACGGGCCGCGCCTCCGTATGGTTATGGCGCAGCGTGGTGAGGCCAAGAGTACCCTCGCCGCGCTGTACGCTGTCTGGCGCATCGTTCAGCGCCCGAGCACTCGTGTGCTCATCGTCTCCGCGGGTGAGGGCCAAGCGTCCGAAGTGGCTACCCTTGTGGTACGCCTCATCACTACGTGGGACATTCTCGAATGTTTTCGCCCAGATCGAATGCTGGGTGATCGCACCTCGACGCTTGCGTTCGACGTGCACTATTCCCTGAAGGGACTCGACAAGTCGCCCTCGGTTGCATGCGCGGGTATCACCGCGAACTTGCCCGGTAAGCGCGCGGACTTGCTCATCCCTGACGACATCGAATCAAACAAGAACGGCCTGACCGCTGTTCAGCGTGCGCAGCTCCTGCACCTCTCGAAAGAGTTCAGCTCGATCTGTACGCACGGCGACATCCTGTACCTCGGTACTCCGCAGTCCAAGGACATTATCTACAACACACTGCAGGGCCGGGGCTTCGAGATTCGCATCTGGCCGGGCCGCTTCCCCACCCTCGCGGAGGAGGAGCGGTACGCTGGTCGCCTCGCGCCGTTCATCATGGACCGCATGCTCGCCAACCCCGCCCTGCGCACTGGCGGTGGTATCGACGGCACGCGCGGCCAGCCCGCGGACCCGCTGCGCTACACCGACGCGGACCTGATCGAGAAGGAACTCGACAAAGGCCCGGAGGACTTCCAGCTGCAGTACATGCTGGACACCTCGCTCGTGGACGCCCTGCGGCAACAGCTCAAGCTGTCTGACCTCGTGGTCGCGAACTTCGCACCCGAGATGGTCCCGGAGATCATCGCTTGGCAGGCGGCTGCGAAGTACGAGGTGCCGCTTGGCCCGGACTTCCCAGTCACCATGGCGAAGATGTACTACGCGCCCAGCACTGACTGCACGTTCGTGCGGCCCGCTGACGTGTTCGCGTACATCGACCCCGCTGGTGGCGGCGCTGACGAGATCGGTATCGCCGCTGCCTGTGCAGTCGGACCGTACGTGCACGTGCTGGATGTGATCGGCCTGCGCGGTGGCCTGAACCCGGAGAACGAGGAGCGCATCTGCGCGTTCATGCGCCGGAACAAGGTGTCCCGCATGAAGGTCGAATCCAACATGGGCCACGGCCTGTTCGAGATCAACCTGCGCGCCGTGTTCAACACGCGCCCCGACATCGCGCACCTCGCGCAATGCGTCGTGGGTGAGTACAGCACTGGGCAGAAAGAGCGTCGCATCATCGACTCGCTCGTCAGCCCCATGCAGCGTCACCGCGTCGTGGTGCACCAGCAGGTGTTCGACTCGGACGTGGTGTGCGGGAAGCAGCACGGCACGGACACCCGCACCGGGTACAGCGTGTGGTACCAGCTCGCGAACATCACGACGGACCGTAGATCGCTCCCGCATGACGACCGCTTGGAAGCCATGGCAGGCGCTGTCCGGGAGTTCAAGAACGTGCTGGACCAAGACGAGCACAAGGCCGCTGAGAAGCGGGCTACCGCAGCATCGCAGGAGTTCCTGCAGAACCCCATGGGGTATTCAAACTTTTCAACGAAGGACACGCGAGGCACCCGCCGAGCACTCGATACGCGCCGGTCACGGCGTAAGTAAAGGAGAAGATAATGGAGAAACATTCGAGCTTCACCGCGTACGTGGCCTCTGTGGCCACTGCGCTGTTCGGCGGGCTGACGCTGCAAGATGTCGCGCTGTGGGTGGGTATCATCACCGCCCTCGGCACGTTCGCCGTGAACTGGTACTACAAGGAGCGCGAGGATGATCGCGCCGAGGCCCGGTCCAAGCCCGGGTCCTGCGATGTCGATTAAACGCGCCGCAGGCGCTGTGGTGGTAGTGCTGGCTCTGGCCGGCACGTTCCTCCCGAGTGAGCCTGCGCTGGAGCGCATCAAGGAGCACGAGGCACTGCGGACCACCGCGTACCTCGATGCCGTCCGCATCCCCACGATCTGCTACGGCAGCACCGCTGGGGTGCGCCTCGGCCAGAAGGCCACGCCCGAGCAGTGCAACGCTATGCTGCGCCGGGATGCCTCGTACGCAGGCGCTGGGGTAGCCCGGCAGGTCAAGGTCCCCGTGACCCAAGGGCAGTACGACGCGCTCGTGTCGTTCGTGTTCAACGTCGGGGAATCGCAGTTCAGCCGGAGCACCCTGCTCCGCAAGCTCAACGCAGGGGACTGCACAGGCGCTGCTGCAGAGTTCAGCCGCTGGGTATTCGCCAAGGGCAAACGCCTCGGTGGGCTGGTCAAACGGCGCGCTGTTGAGCGCAAACAGTTCGAGGAGGGATGTACGTCATGGGCCTCTTAAATCGCCCGCTGTGGGCCGTTATAGGCGTTCTGGGGCTAGGACTCGCTACAAGCCTCGCCACGCTGTTCTATTTCCGAGGTGAGGCTAGGTCCCTCCGGGTCGAGAATAACGCCGTACAGGCCGATCTGGAGGGCCTGCGGAACGCGTACACCGAGTTGAACGCGAAGGTACAGGAGCGTGGCAAGGTTGACGCCGAGCAAAGCACTGTACGCGCCAAGAAGGCGCAGGCAGTCCGGGCCGTCCGGGCACAGATTCAGAAGGAGTCCGAGGATGCACAAGAGCCTCACGCTACTGCTAGTGCTGGTGAGCTTGACCGGCTGCGGCGGCTTGCCGCAGAAGCAAACGCCGGCATTCGTGCCGCCCGCGAGCTGCCTTGAGCACTCGCCTGAAGTCCCTGAGCCGCGCGCCGATCTGTTCGAGTACGTGCAGGACCTCATCGTGCAGTACAGCGATGTCGCCGTGCTACGCGAGCAGTGCCGGTCCGCGCTCCTGAAGGAGGAAACATGGAACTGAACATGGATGATGTGCTGGCCGTGCTGGGGTATCGCCCCGGCGTCCGGCACGTCGATGTGATCTTCACGAACCCGAGCATAGATCAGGCGTCTGTCCCTGAGACGCTATCGCCTATCGGCGGTGTGCTCGCGTTCCGCGATGCCGCTGCAGTGCTGGAGTACGTCTCGAGCGATGCAGCCGACGCTGCTGCTGGTACAGGCGCACGGACCTGCACGGTGCACGGGCTGGACGCG